AGAACTAGAGAAGGTAAAAAAGCAAGTGATGCACCAGACACGGTGTATGATGAAGAAAAAGGTGAAACTGTAGCAGTAAAAAACAAAGCTGAAAGAGTTGCTTTAACATTAGAAGATTTTAACGGTGACAAAGAACAGTTTAAAAAATATTCTGAATGGAAAAAACTAGACGATGCCACGAAGAAAAACAGATCTCAAAAAGGAGATTATTATACGCCTGAAAGAGAAAAAATAACAAAAGATTGGTCGTATGGAGAAGAGGCTTATAATGATTATTTAAAATCATTTAAAGCTACAAAACCGGACGGAATGAGTTGGGACGAATGGAGAGGTAAGTCTTCTGGTGATCGAATGGGTCAAACAAAAGACTCTAATGGAAATTGGGTTCCCGCTGCTAAAACAAAACTTAAAGAAGATTTTTTAAAAAAATACCCAGATCTTCAAATGAGTTATACTCAAAGAAGTGGTGTAACTGTTGTACCCAAAGACACGCTTTCTAAAGAAGAATGGACTAAGTTAGAAGAGCAAAGAAAAAAATACGAAGCTTCTTTAGACGAGGGTCAATTTGTTATAGGTGAAGAAAGTGATTTTAGTAAATTTTTTACTGGAGAAGACAGAGTTCAATTAGTAAAAGCAACAGAACTAGTTCCAACTGCAGAAGCTGTAAATGATTTTAATACAAAATATATACTTCCAAATGAAAACGGAAACAGCTCTGATGGTATAAATTTTTCTGAATTAACCTCAACAGCGCAGTCTACGTGGATAGAGAAAAATGGACAAAAAGCTTGGGATGATTTAGGTGTTTTAGAAAAAGAAAAAATAAGAAGCGCTCCATTAGAGGCAAAACTAGATGCGGCTATACGAGAAGCTGTTTCTGCTGATCCTCAAATACAAAAAATAGAGCTTGAAACTAGAGACAAGTTAGCGCCGTTGGTTGCTGAAAAACAACAAGAGCTTCTTAAAAAATACGATATAAACACGCCGGAAGGTAACGATGCTTTTAACAAAGAGCTGGGAGATTATTTTAAAAAAATCTATATAAAAGACATAGAGTCTAATGAGGCTTACGGTAATAGAGTAAAAGAAATCGGTGCTGTAGGTAATAAAGCTTTTCAAGTAGCTGATAATTCTTTTGATAGATCAAACAGTTGGTTAGCTGGTTTAGATTGGATGTCTGGTGCTGCTGATGGCGTGCCTGGCTTGGATTGGCTTAATGAAACTGGCATGGATTTAGTAGAGGGTTTTGCTAAAGGATCTAAAGGCATAGGTAGTGGTTTTGATAAGGCTATGGTTAGCTATGATACTCAGAAAGCTAAAGTAGCTAGAGACAATATAAAAGCTTTACAAAAAGCTAAAGCAGAAGGTAAGATTAAAGATGGTCAATTATTCTCTCATTATGGTAAAAAAATAACCTATGAAGAGAAAATAAAAAAGCTAGAGCAAGAAGAGGAAAGCTGGACAGAAGCCTTAGAGCAAAACCTTGATGAAATAAAAATAAGTGATCTTGAAACTCTAAAGTATAAAACAGCTAATTTTGACGATGGCTGGGACTGGTCTGATATAGTTTTAACAACCGCTGAAGCTTTGCCTCAAATAACTTTAGCTGGAGCCGGAACTATTGCAGCTGGGGTATTTCCTCCTTTAGCTCCAGTATTAGGAGCTTTAGGTACAATTACAATGGGTGTTACTATGTATGGTGACGCGTATATGGACGGCGCAGAGACAGGTGCTCAAGTAGATTATGATGCTGAAAACGGATCAGGCGCTTGGGACGATTTAACCGAAGAAGATCAAAGAGATTATTTAGTTGATGGTTTAAAAGATGGTAGATACCATGAGCCCGGTAAAGCAGCTTTAATTTCAGCTGTTCAAACTGGAATGGAAAAAATTGGTGCTGCTAAAATATTAGCCAAAACACAAAAAGCATTAGGCGTAGGTAAAACAGGTCTTGCTTCTATACTAGCTGGAGATTTTAGAAGGGCATCCCAAAGTTTTTTAGCTGGAGGTTTAGCTAAAGGTGAATCAGCACTTACGGAATTTGTTACTGAATGGGGACAAGAAATAGTTGGTGGAATTGGTAAAGGCATGATGGTAGATGGCGGTGGTGGTCCTTATAGATATGTAGACGGTAAAGCTGCGCTTGAGGCTGGTAGAGCTGGAGGTATTGTAGGTTTTATGTTACCTTTTGGGACAAGTGTAGCCAAGCAATCAGGAATAGAAATAAGAGCATTATCTAGAAAAGTAGCAATTCAATTTGCTCCAAGTAGTGAGTTTGGAACAGCCGCACAAATAAATGCTGACTTCTTTAAAAACGCTCAAAAAGAATTAGACAAAAGACTTGCCACAGGTAAAAATCCAGACGGTACAGAATATACCAAAGAACAGCACCAAGAAGATTCTATAAATATAGCTAATATTAAAAACGCTAGTGATAAAATACCTAAAGGTATGGATCAACAGACAAGAGAAAAAATGCTTGATCTGATGATTAAAAGAGATAATCTTACTAGAAAAATAGCTGATATTGGTGATAAAGATCTATCTGTAGAAGAAGAGTCAGAGCTTAATGAAACAAGAGAACAGTTGCAAGAGATAATGAAGCAAGAAGCTTTATTTAAAACATCTGGTAATGTTAGAACAGCTATAAGAAAATCTGGTAAAGGTAATGTAGATTTTCAAGACTTCAACAGTGCTGAAGACATGAATAAGTACGCTAAAGAGCAAAAGCTAAAAGGTTGGCAAGAGAAAAACTCAGCTAATCACGGAGTTGTTCTTTACGACAAGAAAACAGGTAAGGAAAGAATACTTATTAATAATGAGCTTTCATTAGAAGATGGTAACGTAAACGTTGGTGCTCATGAGTTTTTACATACTGTACTTAGAAATACTGTTCAAAATAGTAAAGGAACAGCTGTTGCTTTAGGTAAAAGCTTGCAGTCTTATTTAGAAGGTATTGACTCTTCGCAAGTAGACGCTAACTCTGCCTATGGAAAAAGATTAGCTGCATATAAAGACGATGCTGCAAATATAAAAGGAGAAGAAGCTATAACGCTTTTTAGTGATGCTATAGCGAATGGAGATATAAAGTTTAACGAAAATGTATTTACTAAAATAGGTGATGCGTTTAGAAGAACACTTCAAGCTGCTGGTATTAAAAACGTTAGATTTGACACAGGTAGAGATGTTTACAATTTTGTAAAAGATTATAACAAAAGCATCGAAAAAGGTAAAGGTTTGAGCAAAGCTCAACAGGCTTTACTAGAAGGAAGAGCAGAAGGCGATCTTGTTAAAAGAGAATACAGAACCAAAGATTCTACTGCTGACACTAAAGTGTCTAGAAAACTTACACCTGAGCAGGATCAACAAGCACAGACCAAAGTAAAAGAAATACAAGAGCTACAAGAAGAGGCAAATGAGTTAGCTGAAAAATATAAAAGATACAAAAAAGACTCTGAAGGGAACGTCTTAAAAGATAAACAAGGCAACCCTATATTAGACCCTATTAAAGGCGCTAAGCAGCAAAGACTAGAAAAAGAACTAGCTGCAGATATAAAAGCAACTGTTGATAGCTTTGTAGAAAGCAGAACTAAAGCTCTATATGATCCCATAGCGCCTGATAACAAAAGAAATGTTACAAGGCAAGAGTTTGTTGAGTCTATGAAGTCTGATATAAATGCAATGATAGTTAGTGAATTTAAAGCTAAACAACCTTTAGAAAAGTTTATCACAAGTAGAGGTTTTGTAAGAGCTAATAGCTTAGCAAATAGATTAGGGATTAAGTCTGTAGAGCAAGGTATTGATCAAAGCATAGACACAGCTTCAAACATTACAAATAAAACAGACGGAGATACAGATGCTAATTTAGATACTGAAACTAGAACAGCTCAATCACCAAGAGCCACTACTCAGTTTACGCCTGATTTTGTTGCAAACCTTGATGTTAATGCAGAAGGTAAAACAGAAGCAGAAGTAAACGAAGAAATACAAAAACAATTTGATGAAGCTATAGCTAAAGATTTAGAAGCTATGGGACCAGTTACAACATTTGGTCAAACTAAAGACATAGGACCTGCATTAGCTGCTTTAATGGAAAAAGCAACTCAAGGTAGAACTGAAAAAGTAGTCAATGGTGAGAAAAAAATAGTCAAAACACCTGGTATACCCGCTAAGGTTTTTATGGAAAAAAGTAAAAACATAGCAAAAAAATATGCTACTTCTGGCGCGTTGACCGCTGTTAAACAATATCTAGATGCTAATGCTCAAAGAGATTTTAATAATCTTCCAGATGCATTTGCTCCAAATAGTGGAAAAGCCACGTTTATACCTGAAAACGTAAAGAAAGCTTTATACAAGAAAAACGATAAAGATCAGTTTGTTTTAGATAAAAGTAAAACTCTTAAAGATTACAAAG